AGCAAAAGCGGCAGCCATTTGTACAACTAAAAGTGGAGAAAGACTTTACTCGTGAGATGCTTTTTGAGATTGTTCCACATGCAAAGTCTTATCCACAAATTTTTTATAAAGATGAATATATCGGTGGCTACGAACAACTAGTTGAAAGGTTTCAAAGTTATGATCCAGCAAGATTTCTGTCTGAGTGATCTACAAAGTCACGTTTGCTTTGTGAAGTTTACAAAGCTAGATGGTAGCATTCGTGAAATGCGTTGTACACTTAAGGAGGACCTACTTCCTCCAGTTGATAAGCCTACAATGACAGGTCGAGTTCCTAATCCAAATGTTGTGTCAGTTTGGTCAGTAGATGATCAGGGTTGGCGATCATTTCGTAAGGACAGTATTCTAGAGTTTACACTACTATGAAAACACTAGCTAAATGGCTAATGTTACTAGCCTTTAAGGTTGATCCTAAATTTGTATTAACTTTTTGTTTAGAAGTTGCTAAAGAAGTTCAAGAAGATGATTGGAGTAACATTCCGATTGAAGAGGAAGAATAATGAAAAAGATATTAGTTACAGGTGGATTAGGGTTCATTGGGAGCTTTCTAGTTGAACGGCTAGTAAAGCTAGGTCATCACGTTGATGTTGTTGACGATTTGTCGACTGGTAGTATGGAATGGGCTATAGACGGTCCAAACTATTACATCAGTGATGTTGTTGACTTTTGTGAAATTGGTGACACTGATTGGAAATACGACGTCATTTATCACCTAGCCAACAATGCTCGTATTGCTCTATCTTTTGAGCACCCTCAAGAAACCTTGATTAATAACTATGAAAGCACAGTTCATCTTTTAGAAAAAATTAGAAAGAACTGTTCTGAAGCAATTCTTTATTTTGCTTCTTCTTCTACAACCGAGTTTACTGATCGGTTTAACAATCCATATACTTTCTCAAAGTATGTTTGTGATGAAGTTTTGAGTCTATATAACACACATTATGATATCAAGTATAATGTTGTTAAATTTTATAATGTTTATGGGTCCATGCGCGAAAAGGATCTAGGTGAATATACTACGGTCATTAGGAAGTTTAAGAAGAAGGTCCTAGAAAGCTCTGCCGTATCAGTTTCGCCTTTAACTGTATATAACCCAGAACGTCGTCGAGACTTCACCTCTATTGACGATACGATCAATGGTCTAGAAACTCTACTCGACCTTGACTATAAATATCCACAGGTGTATCATATTGGAACAGGTAAAAACTTTTCTATTCAGCAAATTGCCGAAGCTTTTGAACACCCAATTGAATATTTCCCCAATGAAAGAAACTACGAGTTGCACACAACTCTAAGCCAACCTAACATCCCAGGTTGGGAAGCTACAGACAATGTAATTGATCATATTAAAGAATGGAGACGCGTATATGCCCCTAGCTAAAGATAATCTTAGCACAAATGCTCTAGGTGGGAGCGAACTAATGAAGTATGCTCTTGTTGAGCGTATGCCTAAGGAACTTATCGATAAGTTTCAAATCTTTGTATCAAGGGTACAAGAACCTATCGATCCTGAACGTATTTCTATTTACTGGCATCAGGACCTACCTAATGACCCTAACTCTATTGAACCACTAAAAGATGGTGGCTGGTCTAAGTTTGATCTAATCGTATTCAACTCCACCTGGCAACAGCAGATGTTCCAAGCACATTTCGGAATTCCTTATTGGAAGTCAGTGGTCCTACCGAATTCTATCGTACCTTTTGAGAATCATGAAAAGCCTGATCCAAAAGAGAAGGTCAACATCATTTATCATACTACGCCTCACAGAGGGCTAGAGCTGCTGGTTCCAGTTTTCTGTAAGCTCGCTGAAACCGATCCTGATATCACGCTCGACGTTTACTCGAGCTTCAATATTTATGGTTGGGGCGACCGCGACAAGCAATACGAAAAGATCTTTGATATTTGCCGTGAGCATCCACAAATCAACTATCATGGATTTAAGCCAAACGCTGAAATTCGTGAAGCTCTAAAGAAGTCACACATCTTTGCTTATCCATCTATCTGGACTGAATCTTCTTGTATTGCTCTTATGGAAGCAATGTCTTCTAAGAATGTTTGTGTACATAGCAATCTTGGTGCACTATGGGATACTGGTGGTCATCTGACTCGTATGTATCAGTATGATGAAGATAAGAACATTCATGCTGGCATCTTCATGTCACTACTGAAGGCAACCATTGAAGATGTTAGAAATGGTGATGTGAAAGAAGAAACTGCATTTGTGAAGGTTTATGCTGACACTAGGTTCAGCTGGGCACGTCGTGAACTCGAGTGGGAATCAGTGCTGACTTCTTATGTTCAGATGAAGGCGGAGAATAGCCCTCTAATAAATAGAGATAAGGGTAAGGAAATTTTAACTTTCCGTACATGTTGAGGAGACCGTAGTGCAAGAAGAAACATCGCCTTCGTCTGATGTTACTGTTGAAGAAGAAAAATCAAATGTAATTCCATTTCCCAAACCTCATAAGAATTTTGCGATGTCAGCTTCTTTACAAGAGCTGATGGAACAAGCTACTAAAAATAAAATAGAATTTGTATCTTTTCTTTCAGGAGAAGTTACTGAAGAACTATTTTACAAACTTAGTATGATGGGGTTTGTGTTTGATGATGAAACTTTCAATAAAGATCTCGTACTAGTTATGGAATCCGTAAGATCAATTATGTTAAAGAGTTTGGGTATATCACATGGGTTACAGCTAGCTGCTGAAAAACTCATTGATATACCTGACTCTTATTTTGAAACTGAAGATGATTTTGAGGATGAATAACGCTTGACTTATTTTTATAAATAGGTTAGAGTTATATTATAGAAACCATTTGAGGCACTCCCAGTGATTATCGTAGATTTGAATCAAGTTATGATCTCCACCCTAATGGTGCAGATTGGAAATCACAAAAATATTTCAATTGAAGAGGACCTCGTTAGGCATATGGTGCTTAACTCTATCAGAGGTCACAAGGTTCGTTTTTCTGAAGAATTTGGCGAAATGGTTATCGCTTGTGACGATAAGAACTATTGGCGCAAGCAGATTTACCCTTATTACAAAGCCAACCGTAAAAAAGAACGTGATGCTTCAGAGCTTGACTGGAATGCAGTCTTTGAAGTACTCAATAAGGTTCGTGACGAACTGAAAACGAACTTTCCTTACAAAGTTATTCAGGTTGAACACGCCGAGGCTGATGATATTATTGCGACGCTGACCAAAGAATTTTGCTACCGAGAAAATATTCTTATTCTTTCTGGTGACAAAGACTTTGGTCAGCTGCAAAAGTATCCTAACGTAAAGCAGTACAGCCCTGTACTTAAGAAGTATATTAAGTGCGACAACCCTGATCTGTTTCTTAAGGAACATATTATCAGAGGCGACGCTAGCGACGGCATCCCCAACTTTCTGTCACCCGACAACGTGTTTGTCATGGGTGGGCGTCAGTCGCCCATCACAACTAAGAAGGTCACGGACTGGCTGATGCATAAGCCCGAAGAGTTTTGTAACGAAACCATGCTTCGGAATTATAAGCGCAATCAACAGCTGATTGATCTAGAATGCATCCCTGAAGACATTGCTGATCAGGTGATGGAACAATATAATTCTCAACAAAAAGATCGTAGTAAGCTGTTTAACTATTTTGTTGAACACAAGCTGAAGAACCTTATGGAGTGTATCGGTGACTTCTAGGCATGATGAACAAGCGGCAAATCTTTGGCAGTTTTTGTATCCTACTAAAAATTTCTATGGTCTCAAAAGTGATGACCAAAGAAAGTGGATCAGGTTTGCAAAAGACGCAGAAAAATATTATTTAAAAACTATTGGAGAACAAAATGCAACTAGGTATTTCTGAAATTCTTAAGAAGGTTTCGTCAATTGAAGACGAAAATGCACGCAAGTGGGCATTGTCTGCTTATCATAATAATCAAGCAGTGATGCAAATTCTTAAGCTTGCATTTGATCCTACTGTTGTATTCATGCTACCTCCTGGTGAGCCTCCATTCAGACCTAGTGATCAGATTGATAGTCACCCTGTTCTGTATACTAGTCTTCGTAAAATGTATCTGTTTATTGCTCCTGGTAATCCAAGTATCAGCAAGGTGAAGAGAGAAATGCTCTTTATCAATATGCTAGAAACACTTGATCCAGAAGACGCAAAGCTTATGGTGGCTGTAAAGGATAAGAAGCTACCTTACGAAAACCTTGATTATAAATTTGTTAGCGAGGTGTTCCCAGGGTTTCTCCCTGACGAAAGCTTTCGCCCCCAAACAAACCCTTATCAGGAAACTCAGGAAGAGGTTCAAGTTCGTAGAAAGCCTGGTCCTAAGCCTAAGCCGAAGCCTGTCGTTATTCAGGTTGACAATGGTCGGAAAAAGCCAGGACCCAAGCCTAAAGTAAAACTAGAAGCATAACAGAGGAAGAAATGAGCAAGAGTAGAAAAGCTAATAAGTATTACGACGATTATAACGAAGACGAATACAATGACGGTATGACTTATGAAGAATACCGTGAAAAGAAAAAAGAAAAGAAGCTCAACAGAGCACTTCGTACTATGAGCGTTGAAGATCTTATTAATATTGATGAGGATGAATACTAGATGTCATATTGGGGTTATCATACACTTCTAGATTGTAGCGGCTGCGACCGTCAGGCAATTACCGATCCAGCCATACTTGAAGAGTGGGTTAAGGAACTAGTCTTTAGAATCGACATGGTTCCTTATGGTGAGCCCCAAATTATGCATTTTGGTCATAATGAAGTGCACCTTGAAGGATGGACAGTAATTCAACTTATCGAAACTTCTAACATTATTGCTCACTTCAATGATCATACGGGTGAAGGCTATATTGATATTTTCTCCTGTAAGGATTATGATGTACAAGATGCAGTAGATACTGTACAAGAATATTTTAAGCCAAAGAAAATTAGAAAGACATTTCTGACTCGACAGGCTGACTAGAATATAAGTAATTGTAAGGAGTATCCATGCCAACATACAAGTTTAAGAATACAGAAACCGATGAAGAGTTTATCCAGTTTATGGGTATCTCAGAGGCAGATACTTACTTAGAAAACAATCCACATATAAAGAGAATGGTACACGGATCCCCTATGATTCATAGTGGTAGGGGAATCGGTGGTGGCTTGAAGATTGATAATGGCTTTAATGATGTATTGAAAGAAGTTAAGAAGCATCACAATGGTGGGTACAAGTTGGGGAGATCCACTATCAATACAAAATAATGGGAAGGTGAGGGCAGTAACAATAACCTCTATAAAGGAGTCCCATGCAAAATAGTAGACCATCAAGAAAAGAACGTAGAGCAAAACAGCAACAGGAAAATAGACAGGAACATCAACCCAACAATTTCAAACTGATCGGTATATCGCCTAAAACAGATAATCAAAGATTAGCTTTTGAATATTACGATAAAGATAAGAATTTGCTGTTACACGGTGTTCCCGGAAGCGGCAAGAGCTTTATTAGTTTGTTCCTTGCTTTAGAAGATGTCTTTTCTAAAAATTCTCCTTACGAAAAAGTGGTCATTATTAGAAGTGCACAAGCTTCTAAAGGTATTGGATTCCTTCCCGGCACAGCCAAACAGAAAATGGAAGTATTTGAAGCCCCATATATTGCCATATGCTCAAAGTTATTCGAACGTGGTGATGCTTATTCTATTTTAAAACAAAAGGGTATCATTGAGTTCGAATCTACTTCATTCCTTCGTGGTACAACTATTGATAATGCAGTCATCATCCTAGATGAGATTCAGAATCTATCTTTCCAAGAACAAAAAACTGTACTAACTCGTGTTGGTCAAGACTCAAGACTCATCATGTGTGGTGACTTGAATCAAGACGATCTTACCAGCGAGCGTTATAGTGAAGAGTCTGGTCTAAAGAAAATGATGCAAATCTTAAATAAAATCGCTTCGGTAGCTACTGTAGAGTTCTCAGTGGCTGATATTGTACGTTCTGGTTTCGTGCGAGAGTTTGTAATTGCAGAGCTGGATACTTGGGGATACTTTAATCATGAAACAAAAGCAGTTCGTTCACAACCTCTTACACCTGCCTACACTTAATAGAGTTGATACTGAGGGGGGGAGATACTATCTCCTCCCCGAAGGTACTAGGATGCCTTCAGTAACGACTGTGCTTGGCTGGCAAAAGAGTGACAGTCTTAAAGAATGGCGTAAGAAGGTCGGTGAAGAAGAAGCTAATCGCATATCAACCAAAGCAGCTAATCGTGGCACTAAGCTACATGCTGTATGCGAAGATTATATGAACAATAAGACAATTGATATTAAGACATTAGATATAGGTACATACGACCTTTTTTCTTCTATTGTTGATATTCTTAATGAATCTATTGACGAAGTGTATGCTATTGAAACTCAGATGTATTCTAGGCACCTCGGAGTAGCGGGAACTGTAGACCTGGTAGCTAAGTTTCGCAATAAACGCTCTATCATTGATTTTAAGACATCAAATCGTCCAAAAAAACAAGAATGGATTGACGACTACTTTATGCAGACGTCTATCTATGCTGTTATGTATGAAGAGCTTACAGGTATCCCAATCCCAAATTTAGTTATAATTATAGCTGTGGACAATGATTCACCTCAAGTGTTTACTCAAAAACGTGATCAGTGGATTGATAAAGCAAAGGCAGTTATAGACAGTTACTACGATTATCACGGGATACCCGATGGAAGAAACAAATAGAAAAGTAACTTACTTACTAGCTTATTATTATCCCAAAGGGAGTAATAACGTTAGCTTTCTCGAGCTCAACACCGAGGTGTACGAGGATGCTATTAGATTAGCCAAATGCGTTTTCGGCGAAAGAGGTGTGAAACACCTGTACCAAAGAAAAGTTGATATCTGAAAAATACCCCTTTATTTTTTTTATAAAATGGGTTATCTTAAGAATATGGTTGATCAAAAGGAAATGCAAATGTCTAACGAAGAGCGCCTCACGGCTCTGGGTACTCGCCTGAAAAATTTCGACTGGTTCTATATGTACTCCGACGATTCGTATGTCAATCGTCGTGGTGATGCAGCTAAGGCTGAGCTCGAGCTGGAAAGCACTCAGCTGCGCCAGCTTGGCTTCAAGGAAGAGGTCGATGCGCTGTGGATGCAGCATCGCCCTCGCATGTGAAAAAATAATAAAAAAGTCGCTTGACTTATTTTATTATCTAGGCTATCTTAATAATATAGCGTTGAAACAAAGGACTGAAAAATATGCCTCGTGGAATTCCGACCGCTGGTTTCCGTAACCGTTCCAAGAACAACGACAGCAGTGTAAAGGTTGCTAAGATTATGCAAGTGCTCGACCAAAGTCTGGTTGCCGCTCCCGAAACTGACGCCGAGATCGACGAACGCATCAGCGATCGTTTCGAAATCCTTCAAGAAATGACTGATGCTGCGCTTGCTGGCGAAGCTCGCGCTCTCATCGTTTCCGGTCCTGCTGGGCTTGGTAAGTCCTTCACCGTCGAGGAAACCCTCCGCAAGTGGGATCCCAAAGAAGTTCGTCACACCATTGTAAAGGGTTACGTCAAGGCGACCGCCCTCTACAAGCTTCTCTATTCCCACAGCCAAGAAGGCATGGTTCTGGTGTTTGACGACGCTGACACCATTTTCTTTGACGACACTTCGCTGAACATCCTCAAGGCTGCTTGCGACAGCAACAAGACCCGTCGCGTGTCTTACATGAC